TCTATCTCTGCTTCGAGAATGACCTTTAGTTTCTGTTCATCCATTTATACGATCCATGAAGTTTTTACTGTTATCGGTTGCGACCAAGTAGTGTTTTGTTCCATTCCTAATGCTAAATAACGAAAGCTGTCGCTGCCATGACTTGCCCAATCGTGCATTGGCTTGTCAAAAAAGACATTACGCTTTTCGTCATAATCGCGCCTATAGTTCCTAAGACAGTCTAGCCCTTGCTTTACCTGTGGCATATTGAACCAACATCTCGGTAAGAGTCTACGGACTGCCTGAATACCATCATCTACAGAAAGTCTTGGCAGAACCCGAACATCTAGTCCAGCTTCTCTCAACACTTCCAATCTGCTCTTGCCTGTGCCTAGTTCTCTTACTTCTACATCGTGTGGTAGGAGTTGCTCTGCTTTCTCCCACTTGTTATCTTTTAGCCAGTTGACATACCAATCGAGTCCTTGACCATGATTCTCTACATAGTCTAGTAGTCTTACTTCTTGTCCTGTTACTTGTGCAGTCCACAAAGCTGTGGAGTCTCCCATTCCAAGATCCCATGCTACATATGTCCTACATAAATCATCTCGATCTATATTGCACATCCTACCTTTTTCTTCTGCCTCGTTGAGAAGTTTTCCGTAATAGCTTCCCTCCACAGCAGCCGAAAATGAACACTCGAACTCTTGGTTGTACTTATCGTCTCCCATTTCTTTTCTGGCAGACCATAACTCTTGTTCATCTATTAGCTTTGTTTCGCTTGCCTTGAACTGTAGTGCTGCCCATCCTTCTTCTTTACCTGCTCTGTCGAACAAGTCCTTGAAGTGGTTATTGCCCTTGGGTGTGCCAATAAACAAACACGACCCTTTTCTGTCTGCAAGAGCCGGTCTAATGATCTCGTTCCAAATCTTAGGATTCTGATCGCCAATTTCGTCTAGCACTACAGCATCGAAATATTGCCCGCGCAAAGAGTCTGGGTTATCTGATCCGTATAACTGTATTCGTCTGCCAAAGAAATCTACTCTTAACTCCGCTATATTGGCTACTGCTTCTAGTGGTCTTACAAACTCTGTAAGGTAATCCCAAGCCACCCTTTTAGCCTGGCTATATGTTGGCGCGATATACGCATACCTAGGGTTAGGCTTGTCGTTCTTCATAGCACTCTTAATAAGCTGATTGAGTGCTGCTACTGTCTTACCCATCCTACGATGTGCCACACCAACTACAAATCGATGGCTATCCAACGCATCGTGAATTAACTTTTGCGGATCTCTTGGCTTGTAGGGTATGGTTACTACTCTAACCACTTGACACCGACCTCACCAGAGTGTTCTATAGCGTTTGTTTCTTTCCAATTAGCCCTAGTCTTTAACCAGAAGATAGCTGCTGCTGTATTGCCGTTCTTAGCCTGCTGGAATAGAGTTTGACCAATAGAGGCGTTGGCATCTATGCGACCATCTTCTAAATCCTTTTTATAATGCTTTACTAGCGTATCGTCTGATATGTCTAGCTTGCCAGAAATATCTACATATTTAATCCCCACAGCACTAAGGCTTCGGACTAGCTTTCTAGTTTCTTCGGTAGGGATATGTTCTACACCTTGCATATCATTCCTTTTCTAACTCCGAAAGTACAGCCTTTTTGCCTGTAAATTGCTCCCAGCGATCCACAATAACATCGCAATATTTAGGGTCTAATTCCATCAAATAGGATTTACGCCCTGTTTGCTCACATGAAATCAAAGTAGAGCCTGAACCTCCAAACAAATCTAAAACAAAACTATTTTTATGATAAGTATCCAATATTTGAGTTATTAGCCCAACTGGCTTTTCACAACTGTGTATGGTTTTGTGAACTTTTGCATAATCCCATACATCCGCTGGAGATTTATTTGGATAGACTGGCTTCCCATTAAGGCAAAGATAAAAGGGCTCATGTTTTGGTCTTGAGTAATAACCTATCCCAAAGTTGTTTTTTACCCAAATATGTAATGCTTGAATCTTAAAAAAGTTTTTTACTGCCTTTTCAAAAGCACCAATTCTTGACCATCCAGTCCATATAAAAGCATAGGTATCGGGTTTCATGCTACTTAAAGCACAACCAAATACAGAATTCAAAAAATCATCAAATTCTTTATTTTCCAAAGCATCATTTAATATTTTTTCGTGAGTTCCTCTTTGTGGAGCAAAATTTATTCCATAAGGCGGGTCAGTAAACAAAACATCAGCTTTTTGACCATCCATTAGCTTTTCTACCGCATCAATGCTTGTGCTATCACCACACATCAGCCTATGATTGCCTAATATGTAGATGTCCCCTAGCTTTGTCTTAGGCTCGTCTGGTACATCAGGCACAGCATCTTCATCCGTTAGCCCTTCTGTTTCCTCTATAGGGTTTAGCAGGGCATCTAGCTCATTAGGATCAAAACCTAACAAGGAAAGGTCTATATCGTCTTTTAGGTCTTGCAACTCTAGCGACAGCATAGATGTATCCCACCCTGAATTGAGTGCGATTCTATTGTCTGCCAAGACATAGGCTTTTCTTTGTGATTCTGTAAGATGATCTAGTTCTACTACCGGCACTTTATCCATGCCTAGTTTTCTTGCTGCCATGAGCCTTCCATGACCAGCTATGACTGAGTTATCTTTATCTACAAGTACAGGGTTATTGAACCCAAACTCTTTTATAGATCCTGCTATCTGCGCCACTTGCTCGTCTGAGTGTGTTCGTGCGTTTTTAGCGTAAGGAATCAGCTTGTCTACTGCTTCCCATTTAATTTGTTTTGCGCCTAACATTCCATTCCCTATGGGTTGATGGTTGATGATGTTGCTATTCTACAACAGATTTACCATTTAACTTTGTCAGCCCAAAACGCAGCACTCATTTTGCCCTTAGCAATGTTCTTAGCGTGTCTTGCTTTAAATGACTTTCTTCTTGCCTTGTCTGCTTGCGACTCACCTTCTCTTGGTGGGCTACCTGTCATTCCTTGCTGACCAAAACGGATGGTCTTTACCTTATCGCCTTCTTTTGCCACGACTACATGGCTTTTAGTGGGGTGGCTAGGTGTCTTTTTGGGTTTGTTATACCCTGCTACACCAATCCGTTCTAGGACTCCTGCAGCTTCTTTAATCTTCACTTTTTGTATCGAGCAGACTTACCGGCTTCAGCCATAGCAATCGCCATAGCCTGTTTGGGGTTCTTGACTACCTTCTTAGACTTGCCAGAATGTAGAGTTCCTTCTTTGTACTCGCCCATTACTTTGCCAATCTTCTTTTGTGCCTTGGTCATCATTTTTTAGCTTTCATTGGCTTTGCTGTCTTAGCTGCCTGTTTAAATGCTTTGGCTGTTGGTGCGCCTGCTGTACCTACCTTACGCATCTTTTCGCCTGATCCTTCGGCTATGCGTTTTCTCTTTGCTGCGATATTACTGTAAAGACCCTGTTTCATTTTTTGACTCCATAAAAGTAAAGATCGTGTGTTTCATGTTGCGATGCAAACTCGTAAATACTAAACATACCTTCTACATTGAAGTCTTGCTCAGTTAGGTTTCTGTAGTAATCCCAAGGAATAAGTGGTGCATCGCCAAGACTTGTTCTCCTTGTACCATGCTCTGCTCTACCTGTTGTTGCACAACTAAATATCACAAGACCACCTTTTTTGGTCATCCTGTGCATATTCTCAAATGTTTCTTTCCAATACGGATTATGCTCAAAACACTCACATGATATGGTTGTATCGTAGGTTTCGTCTGGATCGTCTAAGTCTTGTCCTTGGCACACATAATCTACATCTTTACCTTCGCCTACATCTATACCTAAATAATCACAATCTTGGAACAATGTCCTAATCGTGCCATTGATGTTTAGGCTGCCGACTTCTAATACTTTTGCTTTGTAGAAATTATTAGGATATGCACCCTTAATTACTTCTACAAATTGGAATTGTTGTGGATGAGCCACTAGTCCTCGTATTCTTCTTCCTCACCGACAGCTTCCCAAGCCTGACAGCCATTTTCATCGGAACATACAAAGTCGAATATAGCACAATGACCCATGCCCTTACCTACTCCGCACTTGGTCATTTCTTCGCCTGTTTCGTAGTATTCGCAGGCTTTGCACTTGCCCTCACCATCTTTGCGCGCCCCATAATTGGCAGTCAAAA